GTAAATTAATTTCAGTTTGCAATGACATTAGAGTCCATAAAGCGTTCATAAAAGGATTTACTGGAGCATCTTCTGGAATATTTTCAAAACCAGTTCTGATGTGTTCTAAAGCTACAACTATTTCATCTTCTTCATGTAATGAAAATAAATAGTTCATAGATTCTTCTAAGTATATTCTAAATGAACCTACAATAGGAACATCAATTGTCTCTTCAGGATCAACATACATAACTTTCTTGTTAGCTCTTGCTTCCTGAGCAGCTTTGATATTAGCTTCTATTTGCTTCTTTGTTAATTTCTTTGCCATGTGTAAATTTTTTAATTAAAGCAGGACGGATTAATATCCTGGGTGTTTTTATAGTTGGATCTTCCAACGCAATCAATAAATCAGTGTGTGTTTTATTAAAATACATGCAACAAATATAGTAAAATATATTATCATTGTTAACTTTAAAACCAATAAATATGTTTCCAGATCAAGTGAAAGAGATGATGAGGGAAGTTGAGATCTTTAAGAATAGATTTGAATTTACCTTCAACAGAAAACTACACATCATTATTGCTGATAAAAACAGCAAATCTAAGATAGATAACTACAGTGTACAATGGAAGGATGAAATTGATGCATTGGGGAATCATAAGATAACCAACAAGCTTGAAGAGTTACAAGGTATTGTTCTTCGTGCTATGCATAAGGTTAACCCTGATTTACGTAATATTGATTCAATGGTAATTAGTACTAGAAGAAGAGAGGTGTTAGTATGGATACAAGCATTTACACATATTGCAAGAAGGATAGGTTTTACTACAACAAAAATTGGTGAGTTCATTGGTAGAGATCACTCTACTATTGTACATCAAACTAAAGCTACAAGTAATATGCTTTTCACAAAAGAAGAACTATTTATGCAAGCTTATAATGCAATCATTAATGAAATCCGAGATTATGTGGGAATTATTTCAACAAATACTGAAGGAGAAGATGACACCAAATCAGTTCTTAATTCTTTACGGAATAAAGAAGAGTCTGGCATTACCATTACCTGATCATGCAAATGAAATAAATCATTTAAAAGCTGAAGGTTTTTTGGATAGTGATGGAACACTGAGTATAAAAGCAAGAAAAGTAATTACAAGATTTGAGAATTACTTTGTTAAAGCAAAGAAAAGGACAAACATCCAGCTTATGGGTAAAGAGTTCTTAATCAGGATAAATGAATATAGAGATATATTTCCTGCAGGTAAGTTACCAAGTGGTAAACCTGCACGTGTAAATGTAAAGACTCTTGAAAATTCATTTAGATGGTTCTTTGAAAACTATGATTTCACTTGGGATGAAATTATAGAAGCAACAAGAAGATATGTTAATGCATACAGAGATAATGAGTATATGTATATGAAAACAAGCCAATACTTTATTTGTAAACAGGACAAGTCTAAAGTCAGAACATCTGATCTTGCAGACTATTGTGATATGATTAGAGATGGAGTAGAGCCTGATGACAACCACTTTAAAGAGAAGGTGGTATGAGTAAGGAAGCTTGGCATGGACAATATCAATCATTTAATGATGCATTAAAATATATGCTTGATAGACAATCTGGTAAAGAGAAGTCTATATACACACCGTGGCCTAAGTTTAATGATGCTGTAACAGATGGATTAGAGTGGAATACTCTTACTGTTATTGGCGGTAGACCTGGGTCAGGTAAGACACTGATTAAAGATCAGATAGTTAGAGAATCATTTGTTCTTAATCCTGAAGAAAACTACAGAGTTCTTGAGTTTCAATTTGAGATGGTAGGTAGAACTTCAGCATTGAGAGAATTTAGTTCTATAACTGGTAAGACATATAAAGAATTGTGTAGTGCAGGTACTAAACTAACTACTGCAGATTTCAATAAATGTCATATGTATGCTAAAGATAGAGTCAAAAGTCCTGTAGATATAATCTCAACACCGATGACAGTAAACCAAATGCGTGAACAAATAGATATGTATATGGACACACATAAAGGACAGAAGACTATTATCACATTAGATCATACTATTCTAGTAAAGAGAGCACCCTATCAGAATAACAGACTTGATATGTTATTTGAGTTAGGTGAATTCTTTACGCAAGTTAAACGTGAATACCCATGCATGTTTATTGCACTCTCACAGCTGAACAGAAATATAGATAATCCTGATAGAGCTGTTGATGGTAAGTATGGTAACTATGTACTTGAATCAGATATATTTGGTTCAGATGCAATGTTACAGCATGCTGATACCTTGATTGGTATTAACCGTCCTGCCAAACAGAAGATTAGATTCTATGGCCCAGATAGATATATAATACAAGATGATAAGACACTGGTATTACATTTTCTAAAGGCAAGAAATGGTGACACTAGAATGAGTTTCTTTAAAGCTCAGTTTGAGAGAATGCAAATAGCAGAGATGGACACACCACCTCAGCAAGAAAGAAGATAATATGGATACAAAAATTAATAATATGACTCCAACTGAACGTAAACAGAAAGTTGCTGAACTTAGGAAGGAGCATCAACCTTACTTTAATAGTATTGGTGATAAGGATGCTTTGTTTATACCTAAGATGGCCTATAGACCTTCTGGAAAGGATGAATTAATTATCTCATTTTTTCCAAGTGAACTAGAAAAAGGTAAAGATATTTATACAGAATTTGTAAGTAAGCAGTATGAATCTGAAGATCCAAAGAGAACTTTGTATTTATCAAAGTATAATCCTCATTGGAAAGAAGAATATGAAATGGTTACAAGCAATGCTGGATTTGAAAGACATATCATACCTGTTTCTGAATTGAAAGTGATTAATGATGCAGCAAGTAGAGGACAAAAATTTACAACACAGTCCTTTCAAGAAGCTCAAAAAACTTTTAATAATATAAAATTACCAGACCCAGAGACTGGTAGAGATATGCTAGATGTACTTAAAGGCATTGAGAAAGCATTAATAGGAATTCAAAAAACATTGTACAACTCATTAAATAAATAAACATGGCACAAAGCGTATTAGTTATTGCTGACTCAGGTACTGGTAAATCTACATCTATCAGGACTCTAGATCCAAAAGAAACATTTATTGTTAACATTGCAAACAAGCCTTTACCATTTAAAGGTTGGAAGAAGAATTACACAAACGTAAGTAAAGAGAATCCAAAAGGTAATATGACTTCTGCATCATCCGCTAATGGAATTGTAAAAGCTATGATGCATGTTAATGATAAGATGCCACACATCAAGACATTAGTTATTGATGACTGGCAGTATATGTCCAGCTTTGAATACTTTGATAGAGCTAGTGAGAAAGGTTATGATAAGTTTACTCAGATTGCGGCTAACCTAGCACAGGTTGCTAAGATGCCTAAAGATATGAGAGATGACTTGACTATCTTTTTCTTAACTCACTCAGAAGATTCAACTGATATTAACGGACACAGAAAAGTTAAGGCTAAAACTATTGGTAAAATGATAGATAATACTTTAACTTTGGAAGGTCTTTTCTCTATTGTTTTATTTGGTAGAGTAAAGAAGAATGAGGACTCATTAGAATATGGGTTTGATACACAAAATAATGGAGAGAACACATGTAAGTCTCCAATGGGAATGTTTGAAGATTCCTTTATACCCAATGATTTACAATTTGTAAAAGATTGTATTAATGAATATGAAAATTAATTATGGAAAATTTAAAAAAAGCAACTATGTTTAATACTAAAGACATGTCTGCAGGTTCAAGCAGACCAAAGCCAGTAATGAGCCCAGGTAATCAAACTATTAGAATTAATTCTGTAACGTTTGATAAGACCCCATATGATACAGAAGCATACAATATTACATTGCATGTGGAAACTCAACCTGTCAAAGGAGACTTTGAAGGATTCTACAAAGACATGAATGATCAGTCTAAAGGTAGATATGATGGCCAAGTTGGTAGAGTTAGAATGACTCCTTATCCATACAAAGATGCAAGCTTACCAAGCGGGCGTGAAGTTAGTAGAGATCAGGAGATTCTTAAGTCTATGATTTTCTTGTCTGAGCAATTGGGTAAGAGAGATCAGCTTGATGCTATTGAGGCAGACTCAATTGATGGATTCATGACTAAAGCTGCTGCTTTGTTTGCAAACAGTGATTTCTTTAATGCATGTATTGGGTCAAGACAATGGGAGAATAAAGATGGATACATCAATGATGATCTTTATCTTCCAAGACCATCAAAAGATGGTGTACCTGTTGAAGGTATGGATGTGGATACAAGTCAATCACGTTTGTTGATTTATGATAAGTCTAAACATCTTAGAGAAGTTGTAAAGAAAGATACTACTCAGAGTGTTGATTCTTCATTTGAAGGAACATCAGGTAGTGGTTCTGACTTTGAACTTTAATAAATAGTTTGGATTCGGAAGGTGTTGAATGGTGTAAGACCAGACGTGGCAATACCAACTTAATTGAGGAGAAAACAATTGCGTTAACCAAGCCTCATGCCTTCCCCTTTCCAACTTTTGTTATGATTAGTACAAAGAATCTTGTATCCAATGAAGGCAATGTCCCAAGTGCATGGGTGTTTCAATACTATTTGGATCTACCAGAGAGTTTGACAGGACAAAATGTAAGAATACATTCTATATTTAATCCTGGTGAGAGAACACCAAGTATGTGGGTCTTTGTAGATAAAGCTACAAGGCAGTATAAGTATAAAGATTTCTCAACTGGCAACTATGGTAATAAGATTGATTTGATTAAGGAGCTTTTTAGTATAGACTACTCAAAGGCTGTATTTAAAATGATTAATGATTACAACAAGTTTGCTCTAGAAAAAGGTAAGTATAACGTAGAGGTTAAAGATCATCCTAGATATAAGGTTGATAACTGCAATGAACGGCCATGGAATAGACTAGACCAACAGTATTGGTTACAGTTTAATATTGGCAAGTCAACATTAGAGAAATATAATGTAAGACCTCTTGAATACTATACAATGTCAAAGGATGATCCTGATGGTTTAAAAACTATTAAGATTGAGTATCCCAAACTATATGGTTACTTTGACAAGGATGGTAATGTCTATAAAATATACCAGCCGTCACAAAAAAAATATAAATTCATAAAGGTTAAAGCACATTTGCAGGGCTTTGATCAGTTAGAATATAATCAACCTTACTTAGTTATATGCTCCTCATTGAAGGATGCAATGTGTTTGAAACAGTTTGGTTATAACCTTGAGGTTATTGCTCCTGACT